GACCACGCCAACGGCACGATCCGCTCCGCTGACGATGCGGCCGCCTACCCGCTGGCCCACTTCGGCTGTATCCGGCAGTGGATTCCCCGCCCCGACCTCAACGGCCGCCGCGGCCTCGTCTCCGGAGACCCTGTATGAGCACCCCCAGCGAGCCGCAGGCGCGCGGCGTACGCATCGACGCCCAGCCGGGCAGCGCCGCCATCACCCTGGACGGCCACACCCTGCCCGCAGGCCAGGTCACCGGCTACCAGCTCGAGCACTCCATCGCCGACGCCTTGCCCATGCTCATCCTGCACACCCGCCAGCCCGACGGGATCGCCTTCGAAGGCCTCGCCCGCGTCGCCGTCGCCGTCCCGCACGACCCGGGCGACGCGATCGCCGACTTCGTCCTGAGCCTGGACCCGGCCGCCCTCCAGCAGGCCGCCCTCAACCGCGAAGACCTGGCCGGAGGCAAGACCGAGACGACCGAAGCGATCCTCAAGCAGATCGCCGACTGGGCCCGGGGGAGGACCTGATGCCCGGACTGGAAGCAGCACTCGCGTCCGTCGGCGCGTGGATCGAGGAGAACGTCCTCCTCGACACCGTCCGCATCCGCCTGCCCGCCACCGGAGACCCGGTCCTGGACCCGGATACTGGTGAACTCACCCGGCCCGAGGGCGAAGTCCTGTACGAGGGGCCGGGCGCCGTGCAGGGCGGCACCGCCCAGTCGGAGATCTCCGCCACCCCGGGCGCGTTGCAACCGTGGACGCAGGAGACCAAGTCCCGATTCCGCCTCCTCACTCCGCTGACCGCGCCGATCGCCCCGAAGGACGCCATCGCCACCGTCGTCCGCGTCCACAACCCGGCCAACACGGCGCTCATAGGCCGCAGCTGGGTGTGCCAGGACCCGGGCCGGGCCGCCACCCTCGAAGCCGTCCGCATCACCCCCCTGGACCAGAACCAGAACCGCGGGAGCACGCCGTGACCCCCGAACAGCTCGCCGACCGGCTCGAGGGCGCCGCGAAGCGCATCGGGCCCGTCATCGCCCGCGGCGTCCAGCACACCGGCACGCTCGGCCAGGCCCGTATCCGCGGCAACGCCTCCGGACGGCCAGGCCCGAACGTCATCACCGGCGCCTACCGCAACTCCTGGCAGACCCAGACCCGACGCCTTCCCTACGGAGCCCAGTGCACCCTCGGCACCGACGCCCCCCAAGGCCGGCGCCTGGAACTCGGGTTCGCCGGTATCGACAGCCTCGGCCGGCATTACAACCAGCCGCCCTTCCCGCATGTGCAGCCCGCGCTGCCGTTCATCGGGGACACGCTGATGGCGTCGATGCGGCTCGCGGTCGCGGAGGTCCTGACGTGACGGACCTGATCGAGACCCGCCCGTTCACCAACGCGCTCCGAGCCATGCTGGAAGCCGGCACCGGCAAGCCCGTCGGCAAGGGGCGCCGCCCAGACGGCAACCCCAGCCGCTACTACATCCTCTACCGGGTCGACCGAACCACCGAGGGCGCCCAGTACTCCGACCTCAACGAGGACGCCACCCTCATCTACCAGGTCACCGCCGTCTCCGGACCCGACCCCAACGACCCGGACTCCTACGGCACCCAGGACCAGCTGGAGTGGCTCGAGGACAAGGCCCGCAAGGTGATCCTGGGCCGCGACCCCACCACCGGAGCCTGGTTGTACCCGCTCGCCGTGGACGGCGTCCGCATCATGGCCCGCCTGCCCGAGACAGAACCAGGGGGAACACCCGACCCAACCGATGGAATCATGAGCAGTGCCAGCAGGTTCGCTTTCAAACTGAACAGCACCTGACCCCCGTTGGGGCAGGCGATGCAGGACCGCACCGCGGCGGGACCCCACGCGGACGCCACCAGGCAGGTGGCCGCACCCATACACACCGTGTAAGGGGCCGGGCCCGCACCAGACGGGAGGCCCCGGGACCAAGGGGCCCACACCATGCTGCTGTCCAAGCCGAAGAAGTACATGCGGCGCGGCACATCGAAGTTCTTCTTCGTGCCGACGATCGCCGCCGACTCGATGATCCCGACCCGCTCCGAACTGTCCGCGGGCACCCAGTTCTCCCCGTACATCGCCGCGATGGACGGCTGGTCGGTCTCCAACAACGAGATCGAAACCCCGGACATGGCGGACACCTACGACTCCACCATCCCCGGCAGCGACAAGGCCGACCAGTCGACGTTCACGTTCTACGAGGACGAAGAGGACGCCGACCTGGAGGCCATCTTCGCCCGCGGAACCACCGGCTTCGTGGTCATCCTCCGCAAGGGTGACGTCCCCGCCAGCAACAGCATGGACGTCTTCCCGATCCGCGTCGCCTCCCAGTCGCCGCAGTACACAGCGGACAACGAGGCCGCGAAGTTCATGGTCACCTGCTCCATCACCTCCCGCCCCCTCCAGGGCGCCGCGGTGCCGGCGGCGGGAACCGACGAGGTGCAGACGGTCACCATCACCGGCACCCCCACCGGCGGCACCTACACGCTCACCTTCTCCGGGCAGACCACCTCCGGGATCGCCTACAACGCGACGGCGGCCGCCGTGAAGTCGGCGCTCGAGGCCCTGTCGAACATCTCGTCCGGAGACGTGGTGTGCGCGGGCGGCCCGCACCCGGGCACCCCCATCACGGTCACGTTCGGCGGGAACTACGACGGCGCGGACGTCCCGCAGATGACCGCCTCCAGCGCGGGTCTGACCGGCGGCACCAGCCCTGCGGTCACGGTCACCACGACCACGCCCGGCGGCTGACCCGCCCGGTCACCGTCCCTCTCAGCTCCCGGCCGGGCGTCCCACACGCCTTGGGAAGGGCGCCTCGTGCGCCCGGCCGGGTCCGCCCCCCTGACCAAGGACACCCGCCATGACCACCACCAAGAACAACACGGCCACCGTGGAGCCGCCCGCCGCCGCCGTGGCCGCCGACGCCCACTGGTCGGCCACCCGCGAGCGCCTCCGGAACCGGCAGCGGCCCACCGCCAGCCTCATCATCTGCGACGACCTTGAGGTGAAGAAGGCGCTGGAGGAGGCCAAGTGGACCATCCGCCGCCTGACCACATCCCTCGAAGCCACCCCCGACGACGCCGACCTGAAGCAGGACCTCCAGACGGCAGAGAAGATCCTCGCCAAGGCGCAGGCCGCGTTCGACGAGATCGCCATCCGGCTGGAGTTCCAGGCGCTGCGCCGCCCGGACTGGGAGGACCTGAAGCGCAACCACCCGCCCACCGAGGAGCAGGCCGAGGACAACCTCATCGTCAACCTCGACACCATCGGCCCCGTCCTGATCGCGGCCAGTTCCCTGGACGGCATCACCGTCGAGGACGCCCAGTACTACCTGGACGAATGGTCCGAAGGCGAGGCGGCCGCCCTGTTCAACACCGCCTGGAGCATCCAGTCCGGTGCCCGCATGGACGTGGGAAAAGGCTGATCTCCGATGCCCGACTACGTGACGAACTCGCGCTGTGCCGCCAGTACCGCATCCCGCACAGCCAGTTCCTCGGCGTCGGAGACGGCACCTGGACCCCACGCGACCGCCTCAAGGCCCTCGCCTACGAGGAATGGCTGCGCGGAGCCTGCCCGCAGTGCGGCACCCGCGAATCCGACTGGGTCGACGACGAAGGCGACTACCAGGAGGGCTACATCGCCGTCACCCACAAGTGCTTCGGCTGCGAGGAGATCGCCGCGAAGCAGTCCGAGATCCCCGAAGGGCGGGCGGGCGCCGGAATGAAGGTCCTGCTGCTGCCGGCGTCGGTCCTCGCCGCGCAGGAGATCGCCGAACAGCTCGCAGCCAACTAGCCACACCACGATCGAAGGGAGGGCAGGCCGGTGGCCAACTGGACTCTCAGTGTCGACATTCGCGGGCACGGCAACGACCTCGCCCAGTCCCTGAAGTCGTCCGCCCGGCACGCGCGCACCCTCGGCACGGCCGCCCGCACCGCGAAGACCGAGGTCCGCGGGCTCGGTGAGGCAGCACAGACCGCGGGCCGCCGCATCCGCACCCTGGGCAGTGAGGCCCGCACCGCCGCACGGCGCCTGAACAGCCTGGGTGACGGCGCGCAGAGCGCGGCACGCCGCCTGAACCGATACGGGGACGCCGCCCGCACCGCCAACCGCAACGTCAACCGTCTCGGCGACGACTCCCGGACCGCCGGCCGGCAGCTGGCCCGCATGTCCGGGCAGATCGACACCGCCATCCGTGACTTGCTGCGCCTTGCCGACGCCGCCCGCCGAGCCGATTCCCGCCTCGGCCGGGTCGGAGACTCCGGCCTCCTCGCGATGCGCCGCTACCGGCAAGAGACCGGCCGCGCCCACTCCGCCCTCAGGTCCCTGGCCGGTCTCGCCGCCGCCGGAGGACTCACCCTCGGTGCTGCGGAGGTCGTCAAGGAGGGCAACGAGTACCAGCAGGCCATGAATGCTTTCGGCGCCACCACCAGTGCCACGCAGATGCAGATGCAGCGCGCCGCGGCGACTGCCAGCCAGCTCGGCAACGACCTCACCCTGCCCGGCGCGACCGCCGCGGACGCCGCCGAGGCCATGGTTGAACTCGCCAAGGCGGGCTTCCGCACCGACCAGGCCATCTCCGCCACCCACGCCAGCCTGGTCCTCGCCTCGGCCGCGCAGGTCAACGCCGCCGACTCCGCCAAGTATCTCGGCGACATGATGGACCAGTTCGGCATGGGCGCCGACCAGGCTGGCGTCGCCGCCGACACCCTCGCCGCCACCGCCAACGCCGCGTCCGGCGACATCATGGACATCTACTACGCGATGAAGTACGCCGGCCCCGTCGCGCACGGGCTCGGCGTCACCATGCAGGAGACCGCCGCCGCGGTCGGCATGCTCGGCAAGGCCGGCATCCTCGGACAGACCGCCGGCACCACCCTGCGCGGCATGATGGCCAACCTCGCCGCCCCCACCCCGCAGATGATCGAAGGCCTCAAGGCCATGAACATCGAAGCGTGGGACGCCCAGGGCAACTTCAAGGGCCTCAGGTACGTCATCGAGGGCCTGTCCAAGGCCCAGCACAACATGACCCAGCAGGACTTCGCCGCCGCCGTGAAGAAGTCCATGGGCAAACCGGCCATGTCCGGGGCGATCGCGCTCGCCCACCAGGGCGTCGACTCCTTCGACGCCCTCATGGCCGCCGTCTCCGACACCGGAGCGGCCGCCGACATCGCCGCCGCCAAAGGCAAGGGCCTCGCCGGCGCGATGCTCCAGCTGAAGACCCAGGCCCGCCAGACCGGCCTGACGATCTACCAGGGCATGGCGCCCGGCCTCGAGTTCCTCACGCGCGGAATCACCAGCGGACTCGCCAAGGCCACCCCGAAGATCGAGCACTTCTTCGACTACCTCAACGACGCCGCGAGTCTCTTCGGGCCCGGCATCGCGGCTGCCGCCCGCCAGGAGTTCGATGGCATCCGCGATGCGGTCGGCGACATGGCTGGCGGCTTCAAGGACCTCGGCCAGCAGGCACTCGCCGACTTCCTGCACCTGCTGCTGTCCGCCGGCCAGACGGCCATCACCGTCCTGCAAAACCTCGCCGCTGGCGCCGAACCCGTCGTCAACGCGCTCGGCGACCTCTCCGGTGAAGGCGGGGCCGCCGCCTCCACCCTGGACCTGGTCGTCACCGCCGCCGACCTCCTCGCCAACA